GGCTATGCGTAGTGTGTCACCTCTTGGCATACCGTCAGATACTAGCAGCCCTGCCAACCAGATCGTACCTGTCGTACCTATGTTAGCCCCAAGCACAGCAGCCACAGCAGCAGGTAACGGTAGTACACCTGATGCAACCAAGGCAATGATAGCTGTAGTGGATAGGCTACTACTCTGCCATGCCAGTGTCATAACGATTGACCCAAAGAACATATAGATAGGGTTGCCCAAGAACCAAGTCAAGTGGTCTATGTTACCCATACTTTTCATACCCCCACTAAACATTTTTAGTCCTACATAAAAGACTACAAGTCCAATTGCTGTGTATACATAGTTGTTCACGGTGCTGTACCTTTCCATAACCTTAATTGTGTAGACAGTCTTTCTACATCCTCTAACAGATGTACGTTACGTGTACGTAATGTCTTAGCTTGTGTTTCCCAATACTTTGCGTCACGTTTTACCGCCTCATACTTTTCACATAACTCTATGTGTGTGTCTCTATTTATCATGCTTCATACCTCGCTGTCTTGTAGTTCAGATTAGTATGTACTATACCGTGCCAACCAGACAATTTGTTCTTAACAACATTGAGGTGACGCATAGTGTCCTCTTCGTCCTGCGACTCAACAGGTGGGTTCTTTGCAATCAGCAACATTAGGTCTGCCTCTGCAGCCTTACCTGTACGTGAGCCTTCCATCATAGACTGATTGAGTACTACCTTGTTCTCTGCCTCTGCCGATAACTGAGACATGTAGAAGATAGCACAGCCATGCTGCTTGGCAATCTGTCGGGCATAGATAGCGTTAGCCTTGAGCGCCTCGTCAGGGCGAGAGAACCCTGTAGTCTTGGCAAACTTGTCACCCATGTCAAGCACCACAATGTCAGGCTTGTATGTCTTACAGACACTCTCAACCCATGCCATGTCACGATCAGTAGCGTCCTTGAACTTTACATTGTCTCTGATCTTATCGTATGCAGCCATTGCCTTTGACTTGTTGGCTACAACCTCTTTGGCTTCCATGTTAGAGGCAGCAGTGATGTAGCGGTGAGCTACACGGTGATAGCCTTCCTCGTTACATAGTACAATGCACTTAGCACCCTGCCATGCAAAGCCATTCTCACCAGCAATCAGGCTGGCATGGAATGAAGTCTTGCCAGTGTTGGGCCTAGCACCAATCTCAATTAAGTGACCAGCATTAACACCCTCAACCTTACGGGTAAGTGTAGGGATGTTGAATGTCCACTGGCTCTCAAGACTATTGAGTGCAAGGATGTGATCAATGCTTGTGTCTTCCCATTCAATGTTTAGCTTGGGCGTGAAGTCATCACCATATTGCTCAAGCATATTACGTAATGGCTCAAGGGTATCCTTTGTACCGTTGACATAATCAAAACCAAGGTTAGCAATGTCTTCACCAATCACCTGTTGAAACAGCTTGGACAGCACCTCTTGTGCAATGTCTTCACCCATAGGCTGTTCTCGCTTTACTGTAGCAAACAGCGCACTATAGGCAGTCTTCTGTGCTGTAGTCAGGGTAGCATTGTTTGACATAAACAACGCCTCAATCTCGTCAGGTGTAACGGTACGCTCATAACGATGCATAGCACTGTCAATGGCTTTCTTAATCTTACGTACATCAGGACTGAACAATCGTTCAGGGCAGCGAGAGCCACGATGACTGTCGTAAAACTCTTTGTTCATCAGGCTACGTATTAGTGCTAGTTCCATGTGGGGTCATCCTTGTGTCAGGGTTATCAGATTAGTTATATCGTCAGGGTTACTATATTTTAAATCGTCTGTCAACTTTAGTACACGAACATCTGGGCAGTACGTGCGTAATTCTTTAGCAAACTTTAGTGACTTGGGTAAGGCATCGGGGTCAAGTGCTACTATTATGGTGGGGAACTGCGACAAGTATCGCTTGTGTCCCTCTGATAATGACGTACCCAACACAGCCACCCCGACATATACATCATCATCATTGGCATCCAGTTTTAGATCGTTGTTCACTGTCGCACCTACAACTGCGGCACTCACGCTGTCCTCCACCACTACAGCGACATTACCACATCCACAATGGTATGGCAAGTCACTATTACCATATCTTTTCCATTTAGGTATTCTTTTTCCCAGTGATCTACCTGATCCATCAACTATGCAACCTCTGTCATCTAGCACAGGAAAGACTATACGGTGATCCTTTACGTCATACAATACAATAACATCTTCAGATGATAGGCCATACTGTTTAAGGAAGTCCCAACATTCAGGCCCATCATTAACTAGGTAGTCAGGCTTTACAAATGGGGTAGGGTCTAGCTCGTCAATCATATAACCTAATGCCTTACGAACATCACCTACAGACATAGACACATTGGTTGCACCACTAACTGTACAACTAGCCTTGTAACAATTCCATACAATCTTACCCATTGTATTAGTAATAGTAAATGTATTCTTTGTATGACATACAGGACATGTCATGCGCCTACTGTCACCAACAGTAAGCTGTAGATCATTTATAATTTCTATTATGTTCATACGTTAGCCTCCATAACAGCACGTGCAAATCCTCTAGGGGTAGCTGATCTGATGTTCTTTGTTCTAGCAGACTTACCGCCTAGCTTCAAGTGCTGTCTACTAAATCCTTGCTCTGGTTTAACGGGAAGCATTGAAGGCATCACAAAGCCGTTGCCTGTCCATAGGCAAGTCTTCTTAGGGTAAGCATCACGTGGAGCTATGTACTCAGGCCATACAGGATGCTCTGCTTGGTCTTCAGATATGTAACCACCATATTCATATGGATGAAATCTGTAGTCGGGTTCTCTCCACATAGTTGCTAGTACACTTACTGGATTCTCTATCATGTAAGGACATTTCATTTTAATAAATGTATTAGCGCAGTCAAATACATATTGCATTGCTTTGTACTGAAATAGTACATCAACTTCTTTTTTCTTTTTAAAGTGCATAGCACCTGACACTGCTAAATCTGTACAAACAGGGAAGGCCATGCCAAATATCACATCATGTATTTCATGGTGTTCTATCAAAGTTTTGTGTTCAGTACCACTGTTCTTTTGTAGATCACAATATGTGTACCATATAGCTCCTTTACCAACGCATTCTTTT